ACGTTTGTCAGTATCTCCTCAATAGATTGTACGAATACGTGCTCTTTCTTCTTGGTCAGTTCACAAGTGCAGTAATGGCCCGAAGAAGGCAGCACGGCGGACAGAAACTCCCGTGCGCTCATCGTGTCTGTCCAGTTTTATTTCATGTCATCGGCGAGGTCGAGCAGTTTGCGCAGGCGTTTGACGATCTCATCCTGCCAATCCAGCGGAAGGCCGAACGTATTCTTGTCTAGCCCTGCTGTTAGCAACTTGTTTTCTGCATGGCGCAGAAGTTCATCGTCGGTCAAGCTACGAGGTTGAAGTGCTGACATATTTTTCTCCATGCTTCGTCTGCGGTAGAGCTACTAGCCATAAGGTCGATGAGCGTCTGTACGCGCTCCCTGTAAGCTGGCGTTACTTCTCCACCGGAAAACCAGTTGTAAACAGTCTGCCGTGTAGCACCGGTTGCTAGGGCTACGCGAGACACCGAGAAATCCAACACCACCGCCCACTTGCCCAGCTTGCTGCCCATTGTTTTGGGCGCTCGGTCAATGGCGGTGCGAATCTTTTGCGAATAAGGCATAGATAAAAACAGGGGCCGAAGCCCCTGCCCTTTGTGAGTTGAAGGCTTACTCGTCGTCGGCTTCCCAGTTGTCGATGACGGACGAGATGTTCGCTGCCTTCTTAGGAGCAGTAGCAGGCGCTGCCTCCTTACGCTTGGTCGGCTCTTCGGGCGCTTCTTCCTCTGCAGCGGTTTCTGCCTTCGCTGCTTTGGGCGGCTTGCCGGGGAGTGCCAACGGCGCGGGGGCTGCTACTTTATCAGTCTGTGCAAACGACATGGTGATCGCTTGCTTGGCTGCGTCCGACTGCCCTTTCTCTTGGCACACGGCATACTCTTCATCCGTAAGCCAGCGGGCTGCTTCGAAGTGCAGCTTGGGCGCGGTTGCCTTCAGATCAAACTTCATGCGGGTGACCAGCGCCTCGGGCGCGATTGACTGAGCGCCAAGCCAGCGAGCGTATGCCTGCAACGGACGGTTGCCGCCTTCTTCTTTGCCGAAGATCGACGTAGCGGGCGCGGTGATCTGCAGAACGTCTCCCTTGATATCGTTCGCCAGCACAACAGCCAGCCGCTGACTGAAGCGGCAAGCACGCGAGTCGCCCTGCCCCGAACCCTTAGCGTTCTTGTCACAGTTAACGCAGCGATCAGACTGCGGGCTAGTGATGGACGCATCGGGCCGCTCACCATCCGCAGACCAGCAATCCGGGCCGCTCGCCTGCCCCTTAACGTAGGTGCCTGCATAGAACGTACGACCGACACCGGGCGCTGCTGCGACGATGACAACATCGAGGTGACGATCAGGGATCGCAGCGACTTCTTTGCCGGATGCGATCAAGCGGAACACGCCGCCCTCGATACTGATGCGCTTGGTGCTGTTGCCAGCGCTGCCAGCAAGAGCTTTAGAGATAGCCGACTGCGCGCTGCGGGCGAAGGCGGGGACTTGGGCGGGATTGAATGCGAGTTCGTTAGCCATGGATAGCTCCTTAATTGGCAGTAGGTTTGCGTACGGACACGGTGTACTCAGTCTCAGCGTTAAGACCGGGTGGCACTAGAGCGGGGTTTGCTTCAAGAAACTGCTGCATGTTTGTTTGGTGGATACGCTTCTCAAACAGGTCAAGGGCGTCATGCTCAACGACAAAGCTTTTGAATGCGTCCCAGTCCTGCGTGAAGAAGCGTTGCTTCTGACCGAGGATGATCGTGCCGCCGTTAGTCCTAGCAGTCTTCATCCCCTGCGCCATCATCTGATCCTTCATGGCGTTGGAGACGAGTTCTTGCTGAGACTTCAACTCTTCGATCTTGCCCTCGTACTCTTTGTTGATCTCTTGAATGGCCGTGCGAATCTTTACGTAAATCTTCGCCAACCGCTCAAGCGGAATCGTCGGTTCGTCCATTGTGTTACCTCTCTCTTGTTGTTGGTGCTACGAAAATCAGTATGTCAATATTTTTACTTTACGTCAAGCTCCTCCTTGTACAAATCTACCAACAGGCTGTGCTCCTCGACGCGCCCCTGCAACTTGGCGAACATCTTGCGCTCGATCTCACTGCCTTGAATGTGTACTACCAATACCTTTGTACTATCCTGCCCAACCCGGTCGGCGCGGGCGCAGCACTGCAGGTATGTCTCAACGGACATCACTGGACCCCAAAACACAACCGTGTCGGCTGCGGTTAGCGTCACGCCGTGCGCTGCAGCCTGCGGCTGAATCACGAGTACGCGAGGGTCTGGTGTTTCTTGGAAGCGCTTAAATATCAGGCCGCGCTTTGTTGCTGAGATGTCGCCGTGTATCTGCTCGTTTGTGACGCCGTTGGCTGTGAGATGAGTGCTGATTGTGTCGATGCTATGGCGATACGGCACGAACACGATGACCTTGCGATCCGTTTCGTTGAGCACTTCCATGAGCACAGACAGGCGCGGGCCACAGTCGAACTCCACTACTTCTTTAGTGTCGGTGTACGCAGCGCCAGCGCTTATCTGCAACAGCTTATTCACACCGGCAGCGGCGTTAACTGCGGTAATCGTCTCACCCGCTGCGTCGATTAGCATGCGCTCCTTGAGCAGCTTGTAATACTTCATCTGCTGCGCAGTCAGTGCTACCTCTCGCGTGACTGTGATGACGGGCGGCAGATCAAGGCACTCTGCTTTTGTGTAGCGTATGGCTGGTTGAAGCGCGTTGAATACGTCGGCATGCGCCGTCTCCTTTGCGCCCCACTTAAAGTGCGTGAGCTTTTGCATCACCTTGTCACGCCATGCTGTATAGAACTTTGGAACAGCAGACGGATTGACTAGCTTCGCCAGTCCGTAGGCGTCGAGCGGTGACTGCGCAGCGGGGGTACCCGTCATCATCCACAGGAACGTCGTCGGCTTGAGAATCTTGTTGAGTGACTTCCATCGCTGCGTGCTGACGTTCTTGTAGTGGTTCGCCTCATCCACAATGATTAGATCGAACCTACCATCAGCGTTGATCTCGTCGGTGATGAGGTTCAGCCCGTCGTAGTTGACGATGACAAACTCATAGTCGTTCTGCACCAACTCCACCCTGCGCGACGCCTTGCTATGGTGGGCTACGACAGCGGTGCGGTGTATGACTGAGTTGCTGATATCGCGCATCCACGCGCTCTGCATGATCGACAACGGGCACAGGATGAGCACCCGCCTGACCTCCTTGCGCTTCATCAGGTAGTCAGCCGCCCACAGTGCTGATAACGTCTTACCAGTACCGGGTTCGCTGAACACAAATGCGCGTCGGTATAGCGTGAGGAATGACGCAGTGTCCATCTGGTGCGCAAACGGCTTGTATCTACCCGGCCAGTTGTAGCGCACTGTGATGGGCGACGGCACATCCCTAACACCTAGATTGCGCAGCACGCGCGCTTCGTCCAGCCCGAAGTAAATTGCTACTTCGTGCAGACCGGGTGAAACTTCTCGTACTACTTTGCTGCGGGGTATGACGCTGTACTTGGAGGGACTACGTGTTCGTAAGACGATTGCTTTATTCTCGACTATCTGCACATCACCACCTCTCTATAAGGCGGCAGATCGGGGTTGCCCCCGTGCCTACCGTTATGTGCCATTCAAGATATGGAGTTGACGCCAGTCTGGCGGTAACTTCTTTGAAGAACGCATCAGATTCAGTTTCTTCTGTAGTCACCCAGCGCGTTCCAAAGCGTAGCCGCCAAGCGTCGATCAACAACCCCACATCTGCGCTCAGCACGCTTTCTCTAGTTTGTAGCTCCACTATGTACTCTCCTAATGTCTTGGGTTTAGTTCGCATGATGCTACCGAGCACCACCGGCACAGTGGCGTTTGAGTCGGGTTCCACACATCATTAGCGTAGCTCGCTGCAAGCCTAGCCACGCGCTCCCTGTACTTCCACCACGTTGCTTGCGCTTCATCTGCATGCAGCTTGGACTTGACGATGCTGTTCTTTACTACAAAGAGAAGAGCGCTGTTAACTTTTCGCACTTGTGGAAAATGTGCAAAAGTCATAAGTGCCATAAGTTCAAGCTGATCTGTATCAGGGTAACGATCATTGCCCGTCTTGTAGTCAAAGCACCAAGCGGTCATGTTCTCTTCGTCAATGATTAGCAAATCAGCGACACCGCGCACCCATACGTCCTTCGCAAAGAAGTCGCACGCGCTGCCGTCCTCTCGGACGCCCATCTTGAACTCTGCAAACTTCTGTCCGGACTTAGCGTGCAGTGAATCAAGCACAGGCTGAACAAACGCAAACTGTTCTGGCAGCGGCTTGCCCTCGTTCGTGTAATCCTCACACGCTTTGTGTAGCTGCTCGCCGTACAGAATCTGCTCTGTCTTTTCCTGTTTAACTTCTTTGAGCACGCGCACCCTGTGATAGCGACGCGCGCAGCCCTCGTAATCTTTCAATGCACTGTAAGACCAGACGATTTTGCTCATAATTTGGCTGTTCTGATTGCTTCGTAGAAAAGCTCAGCAAAGCGCGTGACGAATCGTTCGTCGGACCACAACGGATGTTTCATGTCGTAGAGAACCGCATGCGTAAGCTCATGAATAAAAGTCTCACCACGCTCGTGCTCGGAGAACGGTATTCCTAGCCTGTCGTCCTCGTACACGTGAATGATGCGTTTATCGTGATGCGTTTGCCCGCGCAGGTATGAACGCGGCTGGCCTCCTTTAACAATATATTTTTTACGCTTAATTCTGAAACTTGTAGGTATCTTCATGTGTTCTCTCCTGTTGTGTGTACATCTTTACTTCGCTTGCCCGTACCTAGCGCCGGAACCTGTCTCCGCTGCGAGTGGGATATCTGGCATATACGACGGCTGCTTCACCATCTGCGCCAGTACCCACGGCTCAGCCTCTACAACTTCCTTCGTTGGAACTAATACAACTGCCTCGTCATGCACGGTCAGTACGCACGGATACCTATTCTGTATCCGCAACATTCCGTCTGTCATGACACACCGTGCGACTGCTTGCACAATGTTTTCAACCAACTTCGCCCCGTATAACTTTGTTTTATCCGGGCCGTAAAACCACTGCTTCCTGCTTTTTTCGTCAAGCTCAAATGTAAGCTCAGGATACCGCAAAGCCATACCCGATGGAAGGACTATCTTCTCCTTCTCAAAGCGCAGGCACTTGAAGTCATATGGTCTGCCACCGTGCAGGCTGGTTTCAATCAAGCTATCGCATAACTCCCATAGGCTGCGCACAGGCCACGCTGCTTTCCTATAGCGCTCTATGATGCTCTTCGCACACACGGCATGCAGGACTACTTCTGCGTCCGTACACGTACGCGGTATGCTCAACGCGTTATCAAGATTAACTTCCCAGCTAACGAAGTCAGCGACTGACTGACCATCGAGGCCCATCTGCTTAGCGAACTTCTTGTCGTACCGTACAGGTGGCGCACCAAGGAACCCAACCAACAACTGCGCCGCGAACGAACGCCAACCCAGCCCGTAGCCTGCACCGAGCAGCGCTGACTTGGCAGACTGGCGCAGGTCAGGGTGGTCCTTCTTGTTTAGCCCCGGTATGCCGAACATCTGCGAGCCGAACATTGAGTACGGGTCCTCGCCTGACTTAAACACGTTGAGCAGATACTCGTAGTCAGCCAGCCAAGCCAGCACGCGCGGCTCAATCTGAGACAAGTCACAGACAACAATGCTGTAGCCAAGCGGTGCCATGATGGCGTTGCGCAAGAACGAGCCACGCTTAAGGTTCTGAAGGTTCAGCCCCTGCCCACGTGACGCCTGCATGCGTCCGGTGTGCGCTGCGTAGTAGTGCAGCGGGACCGGCAGAGCACCGCGCTCACTGATATCGAAGAACCGTTGCGCACGTGTCCTAGCTTGCGTTGACTTAACTGCTATGCGTGCTTCACACAGCAGCGCCACGTTCTCGTCGTTGTGGTTGCGCAGTGCTTGGAAGTGGGCGTCGTTCTTGGCAAACGCGTAGGCTTCCTTGCCGGTCGTCTTGCTAGTCTTGGTTGGCGGGTCCACACCGAGCAGAGTCAGTAGCTCAGCGAACTTGTCGTTGCTTGCCAAGTCTTTCTCTGCAACGCTCAGCTTGTTGAGCAAGTCCGTACGCTTTGTCTCTTCTTCGATGATGGCTTGCTTCAGCATCTCCCCGTCAAGCTCAAGCTGCGGGTTGATGTACATCCGGATCACCATGTCGATGAGGCGCAACTCCTTAGTCGGGTACCCAGCCGGTCCAGCCATCTCGTTTAGCCGGTCGAATACTTTCTCAAGGAGAAACACATCATGCGCGCAGTACGCGGCAAGCTCTTCCTCGATCTCTGGGGTTAGCTCATCAAGCCCATCGGTACTGTGTACAGCGTGGCCCTTGGGCGGCAGACCGAACTCTTCTGCCAGCTTAGCCAACCCGTTGCCCTCGTTGCCGCGCAGCGCCCGCGCCATGCTCAGCGTATCCATAATGAACGCAGGATATACGCCGTAGTGCCAAGCTAGTATGGCTACGTCGAACATGGCGTTGTGCGCTAGCACTGCAGTTCTAGACCAATCGACTGTATTGAGGAACAAACGCAGCTTGCCGTGTGGAACCCATTGCGTTTCGTTGTCCTCGCCGTACCACTTGAAGCAG